AATATTACTACTCAAAAAGAAATAGAATTAACATCACCAAGTTATTCATTAACAACATCGTCAACAATTACCAACGCTTATTCAATGTATGTGAATGCGCCTACAGCGTCAACAAATGCAACTATAACTAATAATTACGCTATTGGTGCAAATGGTAATATATTAATGACTAATAACAAGGCCATTCAAGTGTTAGACGGGACTGGAACGCCTAGAAATTTAATCAATTACACATCGGCTGATAATATTAACATTAACGGTAAACAAGGTAGCTCAGATATATTCATTAATCCAACATCAACTAACAAAGGAATGGTTCTTAAATCAACGGGAACTATTGGAATTTATGGAGTGGCCACACCTACAGCACGTCTACATGTTGGTGCTGGAGAAAGCGGAGTTAATGCCGCGCCTTTGAAATTTACGAGTGGAACAAATCAAACAACTGCTGAAGCTGGTTCAATGGAATACAATAATACATTGTATTTTACTAACAGTGATGCAACAAGACGACACGTTGCATTAAGTCCAAACTCTACGAAAGTCACTGCTGGAGCGCCTTACACGAATGATGGATATATAACTTTAAACATAAACGGAATTGATTTTAAAATTTTAACTACAGCTTAATATGACACTAATTTACTTTAACGCACCTGACAAGCCTGAGAACATTGGTATTTCACAACTAACAAATGATTTACAACAATTCATTGATGAACGATTAAATATATTCGTTAACTATGCTATTGTAGGTAATCAAATACAGTTCGATGTAAACGAAGAAAAAAGAGGTTACGCACTATTCTTTGACGTGCCAAATGACTTCCAAAATTAATATCAATTACTAAATTTTTTAATACTTAAAATAAAAGAATATGCTACAAGAAATAAACGATGCAATGGTTAACCGAATGGGCGGTTATGCTGGCTCAAGAACAGTAACAGGAACAGGTGCTTTAACTAGTTTAAACTTCGCTCAATTCTATGTTCGTGAAGACACTGTAATAGGCACATTAACTGGCACTGACAACCAAACAAACGCAACATCAAACCTATTGACAACATTAGGAATATCAGCGGTTACATTGAAGGCTGGAGAGTTGCACGTTGCACCATATGGCACTAGAATAAGCGCGGTAACTTTAACAAGTGGTTCAATTATTTTATATTAATTATGCGAATAGCTAGGGGCATATCAGTTACAAATACAAGTAGGCCAGTTGGTATATCTTACGATGCTGACGCGGCGGCTTTCTTTACAGCGGCTAGTATTACTGATACTACTCAAAAATCGGCCGTTAATACTTTGGTGCTTAGTTTGAAATCAGCCAACATTTGGTCTAAGATGAAAGCCTTATATCCCGTAGTTGGTGGGGTTGCAAGTGCTCACGCTGTTAATTTGAAAACGCCAGGGACTTATAATTTAAGCTTTGCTACAGGGTGGACTCACTCAAGTACAGGGATGACACCGAATGGCGCTACGTATGCAGATAGTAATTTAATAGCTAATTTAATAGCTCAAAATTCAGTTCATTTTTCTTTCTATTCACGAACAAATAGAGCTGGATCAGGTAGTACAATGATGGGATATCAGACTGCAACTCAAGTATCAATTATTTATCCAAGATTTACTGATAATAACGCATATATTAGCGTTAATAGAGATGCTAGTGTGGGTGGTTTAGCAACTGCTGTCACTAATACTACTGGGCTATATTTAGCAAATAGAACTACATCTACAAATACTATTCTATATAAGAATAATATAAACTCCTCAACTAATTCAAGCAATTCAATAGCCCCGCCATCTATTAGCTATTGTATTGGTGTTGCTAATAATTTATCTAATTTTGATATCTTACAATGCGCCTTCGCTTCAATAGGTGACGGCTTAACAGACACAGACGCTACTAACTTTTACAATGCAGTTCAAACATATCAAACAACTTTAGGTAGACAAGTATAATGGAAGGACGTATAGTAACTAATCAACAAGCTCAAGATTTACAAGGTCAATTTATTGACAGTGATACTTTCTTGAATTTTGTTCAAGATATTGACGATATTTATTTTTTATTTTTAAGTGAACAGGATGAGGCCGATGTGGCTAATACACAATATTCGTATTTGTTAGATTTGCCATTAAGTCCATTTGTTCCTAAACCATCACCAATACCATTTTAATTTTTATGCTTAACACTGAAAATGCTATAAAACTCGTTACTTTTGCCGCTGGTTTGTCAGGAATGTACTATGCGATAAAATCGGATATTCGTGAATTAAACACCGAGAAACACTACGAGATAGAGCATTTACAGTATCAGATAAATGAAATAAAAGAAAATTGCTGCGATGATACAAGAAGAAAATCTTTCGCTATTGACATCAAGCAACCTGAAGCAATTAAGCCTAAAAACGACATTGAAGAAACCTTTTAATGACCGAACGTAGATACAACTATTTATTTAAAAAAATGGAATTATATTTAAAAAGAGAAACATTTACTGAACAGTCAACTATTGGAAAACTCAGCATTGATGGGCAGTTTGAATGCTTTATTTTAGAGGATAAGGATAGGGGCCTTCACGATAAAATGTCAATAGCTGAAATCGAGGCTCACAAAGTGTTTGGAAAAACTTGCATCCCTTATGGCCGTTACGAGATTGACTGGACTATGTCAGCACGTTTCAAAAAGATGATGCCTATATTATTGAAAACGCCCGGATATAGCGGCGTGCGCATCCATACCGGCAACTCCGAAAAAGACACGTTAGGCTGTTTGCTACCGGGTAAGAAAAGAGCTAACAACATGGTTACAGAAAGTACGGCGGCGACTAACTTACTTTACTCTAAGATTCAAACAGCAAAAAGCAGAGGGGAAAAAATATTTATTACAATAACCAAATGATAAAGAAATTATTAGCATCCTTAGACAATACTAATTACGGCTATAGCGCACGCAAACTGACTGCCTTTATATTGGTTTCACTTGTTGTTTTAGCTCATTTAAAATGGCTTAATTTAGGGGATTTAACGCAGTTGGGTGAGGTGTTAATCATAGATTATACATTTATTTCAGCATTGTTTGGAATGACAACCTATCAAAAAATCAAAAGTAATGAGCCTAAATAAATATTTATCAGTTGGTATATTCGCCATCTTAGTGTTTATACTATTATTTCAAACGTGCGGCAAAGATGAGGTTATTAAAACACAAAGATTAACCGACACGTTAATAGTAACTAAGCTGATTAATATAAGCAAAGATAGTTTGATTATTGATAGCCTATTAAAAGTAAAGCAACGTGTTAAGGTAGTGTTTAAAAATAAAACAGATAGCATTTATATCGCGGCCCCTGATACTTGCAAAACGTACATTAACATGATCGTGAATAATTGCAACGATTATTTATCATTAAATGATAGCATCATTGAGCATCAAATGTCGGTTATTAATGAGCAAAGGGATCTTTATCGCATTCAACGTGATCTAATCAACAAACAAAACGACATGTTGTATGCTGATAGCTTGCATATAATTAATTTGAATAAAAAAATTAAAAGAAAAAATATAAGTATAGGAATAATTTCGGCTGTTGGCCTTGGTGCTTTGCTTAGATAATGTTATATTTGTAACGCAATCTACCATTTTTTTACTTATTATCTAATTAGGACTGTTTAAAAAGCAGTCCTTTTTTTATGCGTTTTAAAATTAAACGTATTGAAAATCAATGAGTTATAAAATAATTGAATATATATTAAAAATATTTATTGCATATATAAAAAGCATCTGTATATTTGTACTCAGATAACAACAAGTAAAAACTAGAAATTATGAATACAGAACTTGATAAAATTTTAGATAGCGAAGAATTTAACGCAATGTATGATTTTGAAGCTGAAAAAAAAGAAATAGAAGAGGCAGGATGGACATACACTGAATTATTTGAATTTGGAAAAGCAATTGCAAAAGCTATTAAATAATAAAAAAGGGGGGTGCGCATCCTAAACGCACAAATAACAAGTAAAAATAAAAAATCATGAAAACAGTAAATTTCACACAAACAGGATACGGACAATGGAAAGCAAGTACTAACCATTACGGCAAAGAAATCTCAATGCATTTTACAGATGCACGAACGTATGACCTTATTAGCTCTCAAGAAAGAGGTTATAAAAAAGCAGTCAGTTTATTACGTTACAGAATAATACAAGCTAACCAATAACATGGCAGATAGTAAAAATTACAGCTACAAAGCATCGGGAATAATTAAAATAGTATTTACAAAAAAAGGAAAATTTGTTGCAACAGTTACAAATAGTAACCGATTGAAAGAATATCCTAAAGCAAAATATGATATAATAGAAATAATATGAAGAAAGCAAAATTAATCCATCTAACCCCCGAAACCATTGCTTACTGGTCCGACATTGCCAAAGCCAACGGAAGCACATTTAAAGTGTTTATTCAAATGTTGTTAGAAGAAAGACCAAAAATTAAAAAATAGAAATTATGAACGAATTAAACGACGAATTATCCCCACTAGCTAAACGATTATTAACAGACTTAACATTTGTATTATGTGTACTAGTATTTTTCCTTTAAACTTTAACAATGAGGCTATTAAGCGCCATTGGTTAAACAAGAATGTTGAAAACCAAATTCGCTCAACATTTAACGAAGAACTTTTAAAACGTGTCATTCAAGCCAAACTTTATGAAGCAGACAAAAATAATCGAACCAAGTAATTTTTATCATTTGTATCGCAGTCTATCAGTTGAAAGTAGATTAAAGTTTTCAGAAAAAATAAAACGTCAAGACAAATATATTAGCCGGTATAATATAAAAATAGAAGATTTTGAGTACCTTAACGAACTTTTAAAATTAGAAAATCCCAACATAATAGGAGAAAAAGTTGAATTTGATTATTGGCAAGTCCAAAAGTATTTTCAAGGATTAACGCAATTAATCAACACACCTGAGGACTTTCAAATTTTAATGCAAAGAAAAAAGGACGCGATTATTCAAGAACATAGAAACATTCACAAACAATTATTAAATTATAAAACAAATGACAATTGATATAACCTTATTTAGTAATCAGCCATCTGATGAATTCGATATGGCCAAGTTTTATATTGAAAAAGAAACTGCAATTATATCATTTAAATCTTATGGAGAAGAGGATGATATTACAATTGTAAATGTAGATGTTGAAGATTTAAAGAAATTAGCTAAAATAATAAACGATATAAACCTATAAAAAAAAACAAAAATGGAAACTAAAAACAACTCAGGCGCAATTTTTAAGAATAATAAAACAAAAGAAACTCAACCAGATTACAGAGGCAAAGTAAATGTAAACGGAAAAGACATGGAGATTTCTTTATGGGTAAAAGAATCAAAGACAGGCACTAAGTATTTTAGCGCATCGTTTCAAGAGCCATACGTTAAGGCGGTTACTACTACAGAGGTGGCAAATCAAAACAATACTCAGGACTTAATTGACAACGATTTATTACCTTTCTAACATGAATAATTTAGTTTTAAAATGGGCAGACGAAAGGGGACTTTTGAAAGCTGAAAATGCGCCAAGGCAAATGCTTAAATTAATGGAAGAGGTAGGCGAATTAGCTGGGGCTATGGCAAAGAATAAGCAAGGCGACATAGTTGATGCAATTGGTGACTGTACGATAGTTCTAATAATATTAGCTAAACAGTTAGGCTACGATTACGAACAATGCCTTGTTGATGCTTATAATGTGATTAAAGAAAGAAAAGGTAAATTAATTAACGGTGTATTCGTCAAAGATTAAAAAATAATTTGTAATTTTGCAATGTCGGGTGAGAGCGATAAACGTAAAACATTAAAAATTAAGCCTATTGGTTAGACTCTCTCACATCTAGCCAGTAGGTTTTTTATTTATAGACTATGGAAATTAATACAGATTATTTAAGGGGCTTAGTAGATACTACATTAGAGTTTTACGAGCTAACAAACGGACGCATCCCAAAAGACAAAGATTTGCAAATCAGTTATGAAATCTTTACAGGCAGTCATTACGTTGTCGGCTGTAAAGTTACATTTTGTTACAAAACAACTGTATCAAGTACTTGGGATATAGATAGTAAGTTAGAAGAAAATTGGCTAAAAATCTATGAGAAAGACACTATCAGCGGAGTAGTTAGCGACATTACTGATATATTAAGCGACATTCATTTAAAATCAATTAATTATTTATGAGTAAGAAAGTTGATGAATTTATAATTAAAAGTTTAGCTAATCGACAAAAACAAAAAGATAAGCGTATTTTCAAAATAATAGATTTTTTAAATGAACTTAGAAGTGAATGTGAAAATAAAGGTTTTAGATTAACTAATTTTTTTAAACAACACAAACAAGAATTTATCATGATGGATGCAATTTATAAAATCGGTTTTTTAAAAAAGTCACCATCCGACAAATACCCATATTATAAATGGATAGGTGGAGACCCAACAAAAGCAGATGCAAAATTCATCATTGAATATTTAAATATGAAATCAAAAGAAAGACAAATGTTATATTGTTTCTAAAAATAAAACTATGGAAAATTTAATTAAAATACAAAACGAACTTAAGGTGCCAAAGGGTAACTTAAACAAATTCGGTAACTACAAGTATAGAAGTGCAGAAGATATATTAGAGGCTGTAAAACCTATTCTTTTAAAGTATAACGAACTATTAACGTTAAGTGATGAAATTATATTTGTTGGCAATAAAGTGTTTTTAAAAGCCACTGCAAAGATAAATGAAGTTAGTTGCTATGGTTACGCTGAACTATCTGAACACAAAGGAATGTCATCTGAACAAAGCACAGGATGCGCAAGCTCATACGCTCGAAAGTATGCACTAAACGGGTTATTTTTAATCGACGAAACAGAGGCGGATGCTGACAGTCAAAAACCATTATCACTATCAGAACAATTAGAAATCGCAAAGGCTAAAATTATAACAGCGAATAGTGCGGATGATTTGGTAAACAAATGGAATACACTAACTAATATAGAAAAATCATTTGAGCCAGTTGTATTGTTGGCTAAAGAATTAAAATCAAAATTTAAATAATCATGAATATCTATCAAATCCAACACGAATATTTGCTTTTAGTAAATCAAATAATCGAAAACGGTGGGGAAGTAACACCACAACAAGAACTTAACTTGCAAATAACTAGAGACCAGTTACAAGACAAAGGCACTAACTATGCCTTTGTAATTAAGAAATTAGACGCTGAGTGCGACATCATTGATGCAGAGATAAAGAGACTAAGCCAATTAAAGAAAGTGCGTCAGAACCTTGCAGAACGCTTAAAAGCTAATATTAGCCACGCTATGCATACTTTTGAAGTTGATAAGATAGAAAGTCCATTAATTAAACTATCATTCAGAAAATCGCAATCGGTTGAGGTTGATGACGTGAATAGTTTGCCAACTGAATACAAAACTATCAAAGTTACCGAACAAGCTGATAAGATGAAAATCAAACAGGCTTTGCAGAATGGTGAACAAATACAAGGATGTTCAATTATAACTAATACTAACTTACAGATAAAATGACACCTACGGAAAAAGCAGAGGAGCTAATAACTCATTTTAAAATGATATTAATGGATGAAGATACCGACTGCGGATGTGAAATTCTATGTACCTCAATAGCTAAAAAATGCGCTTTGGTTACAGTAAATAATGTAATTAGTTCTAACCCACATTCAAACCCATTTAATACTGATATTTATTCAACAATGAAATATTGGATTAACGTAAAAAAAGAAATAGAAAAATTATGAAAAAAATTAAAATAGGAAGTTGCAAGTATATTTACTACAAAAGCGAAGATACATACGTGTTAACCTATGACCCATCTGATGACTGGGGAGCAGAATTAAAAGGTAAAGTGGCTTATAAAATAATTGATACTGGCAATGGGTTAGAAATAACCCAAAGCAAAAAAAACTTTCTCGATTATTCGGAAGCCGCTGAACTTAAATATTTACTATCTAAAATTAAATAACATGGAAAACAAACACTATAACAACGAACAAGGAAGTCTATATTTATTCGCTCAACATCATGAGCTGAACGCGTGGGAGTTTGACATCATTAAAAGAATAGTAAGATGCCGAAAAAAAGGGCAATGGCTTAGTGACATCAATAAGACCATTAAAGTTTTAGAATTATACAGAGATGAGATGAAACATTTAAACGATGTGTTATAGTGGCTCACTTGCACATAGCCGTTGGATTTTATAAATATTAAAATTGAAAAAATGAAATTATTATTATGTATTAAATGTTCAGACGTATTTAGTTTGAATTTTAAAGAAAAAACTTGTGCATGTGGCGAAACAAAAGGACGCTACGTTGATGAATTAAATGCTGAAATAAGCGGAAATTGTGAGCCTATTGGATTTGCAAATGATTCTTTTATTACCGCACTTAAAAAGCAGAGAATTGAAAATAAGCACTATGACGGAAATAAAGATACTTGTTGTAAAGGAATAGAATTTACAGCGTTTATAATTCCATTATGGGCTTCAAGTGTTAAGCGTGTATGAAACGCTGTTTCACTTGCAACCGATTAAAGCCTTTGATTTGGTTTAAAATTAATCACAGAAAGTATCAGTTAAAATCTGACAAAGGTAGGGCGGTTAATTGCCGACTCTGTAACGTTAAACGGCTAATTAAACAGAATGGCGAAGTACTTAAATACAATTATGTAACTAATAAATACGATGCTGTTACAATAAAAACAAATTTAATAAACATAATAAAATACTATTTATGAATATAGAGAAAACACACCGAGCGTTATTAATGTATGTAGGAATAGCTAAGACGTTAAACGATGAAACTTGCCGGTTCTTAAACGAATTTAAACAGGATAACAAGCGAAGATTTAACAACTATATTGGCGACTTAACTAGCTTTCAGAATACAGTTAGAAAGAACATGAATATGGAAGGAGTAGACGCGGCCGAGCAACTCCAGGACTATCAACATCGTATTATTCAGGAACTAATCGAGAAGGAAAAATACAAAGACATTGAAACGTTCTTAGCTTTCAGTAAAATGCTTTCACTTGTTTATAACAGTTATTTAAAAATGTACCGACACGCGGCAAAGGATAATTTTACAGCATTGAATAACTCAGCTAATATATTCCGTAACACATTAGCCTTCAACAATGCAGAACAAAAGAAAGTTGATGATTATATTTATGGTTTTGTAGTGAGTTTGATTGAGAATAATGAGTGGGAAAAGCCTTAAAAGTGTAAAAAAGTGTAAAGTGTGTAAAGCTAACTTTACACGTAACTAATTGATTATCAGCAGTAGAGTGTAAAATTTTACATTTTTGACATTTTGATATTTTAAAAAAATAATTTTAAATTTTTATATAATTTTTAATATAGTGTAAAAAGTGTAAAAAAACAGCTTAAAGTATTGAAAATCAATGCATTACGTGTAAAGTAAAGTGTAAAGTAAGTGTAAAGTAGTGTAAAGTAAAAATCAGAGTATCATCAATGATACTCTGTATTAAATAGAAATTAACAATAGGTTTTAAACGTTCTTTATTTATTATATTTGCATTCGTTGTGTGGAAGCAACTAACAAAAACATTACTTAAAAACCTTCATTCTGCGAGTCTTCCACCTCAAAGTTTGGAGGTTTTTGCTTTAATATATGATAACAGTTGAAAGAGCTAGGCAATTAATTGACAACAATTTGTCATTGATTCCGATAGGAGAAAATAAGATGCCTTGGATAAAATGGAAGGAGCATCAAGAAAAAATTATAACTAAAGATAAATTCACTGAATATTATCATGATACTAAAACTAAAGGTATTGGAATAGTTACTGGTTATGATAATCTTGAATGTATTGACATTGATTTAAAAGTATTAAAGTCATTAAAAGAACAGCAAGATTTTTGGAATGAATATATAAGTTTTTTAAAAGATAATATTGATGACTTTGATAATAAGTTTGTTATTTATAAAACTATTAATAACGGCTATCATATCATTTATAAATGCAAAACTATTGAAGGAAATAAAAAGATTGCTAAATTAAAAGATAATGACCAAGCTATCATTGAGACAAGGGGAAAAGGCGGTTATATATTTGTGTATGAAAATCAAATTAGTAAAAATTCATATACAGAAATAAAAGAGATTTCAGAATTAGATCGCCAAGTTTTATTAGACATTTCAAAAATTTATAATTATGAAGAACCTAAACAAGATGAGGTTGTAAATAGCGAATATACTGAAACTAAAATAACTCCTTGGAATGATTACAATGCAAAGACTTCAATATTTGATATAATAGGTAATGACTTTGAAATTATAAGAACATTATCTGATAAATACATAATTAAAAGACATGGAGCAACATCTGCTCATTCAGGTTATATTTATAAGAATAGTGGATGCATGTATTTGTTTAGTTCGGGAACTATTTATGACCATGAAAAGCTAATTACTCCTTTCATAGCTTATGCAACTAAATACCATAACTTTGATTATAAAGCGGCCGCAAAAGATTTATATAACAAAGGTTATGGCTCAAGAATAGTTAAAGAGCCAAAAGAGATAAGAGAAACTCCAAAAATCAATTTAAACGATTTAATTTTTCCTATTGATATTTTCCCTATAACAATACAAAACTATATCTTAGAATGTCATAAAACGCTAAATAGTTCTATTGATTACATGGGTTGTTCTTTCTTATGGATGTCATCTGTAATTATTGGTAATTCATTACAAGTAAGGGTTAAGAATGGATGGAACGAAACAGCAACGCTATGGCTTTCTTTGGTTGGTCGTGCTGGTTTGGGTAAGACTCCAAGTATTTCAAATATCATAAATCCATTAATGAAAGCTAATAATAATGAAGTAAAAAAATATATTAAACAGAATGATAAATATCAATACTATCATTCACTTTCTCCCGATGAAAAAAAGTTAACAGAAGAAATAAAAAAACCTATAAAAAATCAATTCATTGTTAATGATATAACTTTGGAAGCTCTTGTTGATTTGCATGAAGAAAGCGATAACGCTGTCGGGGTGTTTAAGGATGAGTTAGCTGGTTGGTTCAAAGACATGAATAAATACAGAGCTGGTTCTGACTTAGAATTTTGGCTTTCTAGTTGGTCAGGTAAATCTGTTAGTTTAAACAGAAAGACTTCAAAGAGTGCGTTTGTTGAAAAGCCATTGATACCAGTATTGGGCGGTATTCAGCCAAGTATATTTTCTATATTCTATACGGAAGAAAATAAGGATAATGGTTTTATTGATAGGATGCTTTTATCTTATCCTGAATTAGAAATCGAAACATACAATGATAATGAAATGAATAATGATTTATTAGAATGGTATTCAAGTTGTATTATAAATTTCTATGAATCAATAAAAAGTCAAATAATACAAAGGAATAATGATGATGATATCGAGCCACAAACAGTACAACTATCAAAGGAATCAAAAGAGGAATGGATAAGAATATTTAACAACATAACAAATATTCAAAACTCAGATGATGAAAACGAATACATGAAATCTATGCTACCTAAACAAAAAAGTTATATTCCAAGATTCGCATTAATATTAAATACAATAGATTGTTTTTTTGATGATAAACCAAATTTATTAGAGGTATCAAAGGAATCAATGTTAAAAGCTGAAAAGTTATCCAAGTATTTTATAGCAATGGCTAAAAAAATTAAAATAGATAATGTTGAAAAAGCCGATGTTAAAACTGTTTTAATTGAAAATAAAAACAAAACTATTAAAGAAAAATTTGAGATAATTTACAAACAGAATCCAAACTTCAGCAAAAAGGAAGTATCTGAAATGTTAGGTGTTTCAAGACAAACAATTTATAATTTAATTAAAGAAATAGACAAATGAAAATAATAAAAATATACACAGTCGACGGAATACAGCTAGTTGACTATGAGCTAAACGGACATTTT